ATGCCAAAAAGAAAAGGATTCCTGTATGAATGGATGTGTGACAAAGAACACATCCGCGAAGCCATTGTGTTTGGCGCGAAAGACAAACACGATCGGCGCGACGTAAGGAGGGTGCTGGCCGACGTGGACGGCTACACGGACCGCGTCTATGATCTTCTGCAGACGCAGACTTTCGCCCCAGCCCAGCCGAAGAAGCGCAAGATCTTCGACAACAGCAGCCGAAAGTGGAGAGAGATCGAATACGTTCCGTTCTTCCCCGACGGCATCGTCCACACGTTGATGGTCTTGGCGGCGGCGCCGGTCTTCCTGCGCGGGATGAATTACTGGTGCTGCGCATCAGTACCGGGGCGCGGCGGAAAGCACGCGCTTCGGCGCTGCAAGCGTGTCATTCACCACGACAAAAAAGGAAGCCGGTACGTCTGCAAAATGGACGTTCACCACTTCTACCATTCTGTCGACCGCCGCAAGCTGATCTGGATGCTGGCGCACAAGATCAAGGACAAGAAGTATCTAAAGCTGACGTGGGAGATCCTGCAAACCTGCGAACAGGGGCTGGCCATTGGCTTTTTCATCTGCCAGTGGCTCGCAAATTTCTATCTTGAGCCGCTCGACCGTTACATTACGACGCTCGACGGTGTGAAGTACAGCGTGCGATACATGGATGATATTGTCCTCTTTGGCCCGAACAAAAAGAAGCTGCACCGTGCGCGGAAAGCGATTGCCGAGTATCTGCAAAAGCGGCTGCGGCTGCAGATGAAGGGCAACTGGCAGGTCTTCCCTTTGAAAGTGCGGCCGCTGGATTACGTCGGGTATCGCTTTTACCGCGATTATACTACCATGCGCCGAAAAAACTTCCTGCGCTTTACGCGCCAATGCCGCAAGGTGCGCAAGAAGATCGAGCGTCACCAGCGGATCGCGTATCGGACGGCATCGGGGCTTTTGAGCCGGATCGGCCAGCTCAAGCACTGTGATTCTGTTATGGCGCGGAAAAAGTATGTTGACCCTATCGGGGTACGAATCTTGAAGGAGGTTGTGCGAAATGAAAGTAAGAGGCGACAATGCGCCGGCAAATGCGTTCTCGCTGGAGGAGCAGCCTGACAAGCCCGGCTACTGCCTTGTGCGGTTCTATGAGAACGTAGCTCCGTTCTCGGAAACGCAGGGCGAGCTGACGATCTCCGGCTTCGAGTACGATGAGTATTATCTGGAACTGCCATTCTATGACGGGATCTATGATGATATTCTCGGCAGCTTCGACGGCTATTTCGCGCAGGCGAAGCTGGCCGAAGCCGAAAAGGAGACCATTCCGAAGCTGAAACAGCAGGTAAGCGACCTGCAAAGCGTCAATGAAGGACTGTCCGCACAGATCACGCAGGCGCAGCTTGCGCTCTGTGACGTCTATGAGCTTGTGATCGGAGGTTGATGGATATGGCGAAAGTGTATGCCGAGCTGATCCGAAAGGGGCTGAAAACACTTGATGATGTGCCGGAACGACTGCGCGAGGAAGTCCGGCGTATCCTTGAAGAAGATGAGGTCGAGGGCGTATGAAGCGCCTTCGACTTTTTCTTTTGACCATTTTGCTTGGGAAGGAGGTGCAGACCATGGCAGTCGTTTACGCTACATTGATTATCAAGGGCAAGAAGACGCTCGATCAGGTGCCGGCTCTCATCAAGCCGCAGGTCGAGGAAATCCTGAAGGATCTCGAAGTAGAGATCTGACACGCAGCAGGAGGGGCGGCACGGTCTGCCTCTCCTGCATTTTGCAAGTAGAGGTGAAAGTGATTATGACAATCAACGCTGGTGAGTTTCTGATCGCGTTTGTCGCGGCTATGGGGATTCCGTCCGCCATCATGGGCCTTATCGTCTGGAAACTGGAACGGAAAATTGCGGCGCGTGATAAGCGCGCCGAAGAGCAGGATGAAGCGCAGAAAGACTTCTTTCTGCTCATGGTGCAGAGTACAGGCGCAGCAATCGCGCTCGGCGAAGCAACCGCCAAGGCAGTACAGCGCATTCCAGACGCGAACTGCAACGGCGATATGCACGATGCTCTGAACTACGCAGCCAACATCAAGCATAAGCAGAAGGATTTTTTGACAAAGCAGGGTATTCACGCCCTGTATGACTAAGGAGGAACACGATTCATGGAATACAACATTACCACCATCATTCAGGCGGTATTTGCGCTGATCGCAGCAGTCATTACCGTCATTGTCATTCCGTACATCAAGAGCAAGACCACAGCCCAGCAGCAGACCGATATTGAAGGCTGGGTGAGAGTCGCTGTTTCTGCCGCAGAGCAGCTTTATAAGGGCTCTGGTCGCGGAGATGAGAAGAAAGCATTTGTGCTTGACTGGCTCAAAAAGCGTCACATCGCTGTTGACGAAGCAAAGCTGGACGCTATGATCGAGGCTGCTGTGTATTGGCTGAATCACAGTTTCCTCACCGCCGGTGAGCTTTTGACCTCCGGGGGCGACGAAACATGAGCGTACGCATCGGGCAGGCGTCGCTCGGCGAAACCGGCGCGCATGGGCAGAAACCCGGCAATCAGACCGGTCGCGAATTAAACTTCGCGTATTGGTACTCTGGAAGCTGGCTCGGCGTTCTCCGGTTCAAGGACCGCAGGAAAGCCGAGCTAGCCGCGCAGGCGTGCGAAGCTGGTGTCGGCAACAAGAACATCGGGTACGATCAGGACGGTCGCAACACAGCCTACGTCGCTGCGGAAGCGGTAGACTTCATTCTGAGCAAGATCGCAAAGCCCGTAGAAACGGACTGCAGCGCATTTATGATGCTCTGCGCAATTTCCGCTGGTGTCGACGCCCTGAAAGAAACCTACCGCAAGCAGGGCAATTCCTGCACGACCTACTGCATGATGCGCTGCTTCCCTGCTACGGGAGAATTTGAATTGCTGACTGACCGGAAGTACCTGACATCTGACGCCTACCTGCGCCGGGGCGATATTCTGGTATCGTCCGGGCATACGGTCATGGTGTTGGAAAACGGAGAAAAGGAGGACGACGATATGGACAAAGCAACCTTCACAGAGCTTTTCCGCGAAATGCGGAAAGATCTTCAGGACAATGACTGCAGCGATTGGAGCGAAGCTGCTCGCCAGTGGGCAGTCAACAACGGCATCGTGCAGGGTGGCGCACCGCTGCCCGACGGCTCCGCGAACTTCATGTGGCAGGACATGATGACGCGCGAGCAGCTCGTCACGGTTCTTTACCGCTTCGCGCAGAAGCTCGGCATGATCTGATGGCTCAGAAAAAGCGCAGGAGAAAGAAGCTGGACACGAGCAAACTCGTCTGCTTCCTGCTGGTCGGGTCTGGCTTGCTTATCACGCAGGAATGTATTTACCTGATGCGCCTGTGCATCAAGTCCAACTATATGGCTTCTGCCGCTTGGTTGACAGCCGCGCTCAGTCTGGCACAGGTTATCATCATCACGGGCGGCAAGTGCTATTTTGAGCTGGTCAAGTCCGACCACAAGCGTGGCGGCATCACGTTTGAAGCCGCCAAGGCAAACGGCTTTCAGGAGCAGGACGCATCGGACAACGTGGACAGCGCCTTTATCTGAACACACGAACAAACCCCTCACATGGCAGAAGTGTCATGTGAGGGGTTTTCTTTTTTACGCGGCTCTGGCGGCTCGCTACGCCGTTTTTATATCTGCCCATTGATTCTCTCGTCGCTTTGCGCTGCCTAAACTTGCAAGTCCAGCAGCGACGCGACAGAGGCGCTTATCTTGAAATGCTCATTCGCGCGGCACACTATTCTTCGATTCGCTCCCACCCGGCGTCTTCCAGATCGTCGAAGCCGTTCCAGACGTCCTCCATGACGATCTGCTTTTCATCGTTCACGATGAGACCTGCAGCATCCTCGCCGTAAAGCTCACTTTCAAGCAGGAACAGGTGCGCGGTGAGCGTTTCCGGTTTGCCGTCCACGTCCGGGGTAATCTGAAAATCGCCCTCGTCAATGACATACCACGTTCCCTCGTGACCGGCGATCTCGATGCCGTCGCTATTCCAGCTCAGCATACGCCACAACTCCGGTTCTTTTGTGATTGCCCACACGTTGAGCGAATTCTGCTTATGCGCAAAATCTTCGAGAGCTTCAACCGTTCCGCAGGTGTCGCAGATGTAACAGCCAATGCGGCGGCTGAGGGCGTTGTGTGTGACGCTCTCTGCGTCCATCGTCATCTTCCCGCAGCGGGGACACGCGAAGTGTCCACCCGGCTGCTTTTGGGCAAAGCGTTCGATCAATGTCTTTGCCGGCTTATCGATCATCAGTCCCATGCTCTGAGCCTCCTTACCACTCTTGCCCCTCAAAGTCTTCCAGCGCATTCAGCGCGGCAAAGTGTTCGCGCATAAATTTGCCCGCATCTTCGTCCTGCCGATTTATCAGTTCCTCATCTGCACCGTTTTCTTCGTATTCGCGTTGAAGCCGCCTGGAGTTCTCGTAGACTTCTTTGCGCTTACGCTCATCCTCAATCAAGAGCGCGTGAATGTATTCCAACGTTTTGATCGTCATAAGGCTTTCTCCTTTCACTCGATAGCAGCTTCGACGCTGTTGATGGCTTCTTCCAGACTGTCCACGGCGCTGGAAAGATTGTCGCAGGCTTCGTCGGCCTTTTCATAGCGTTCGCTTTCCTGCATATTCTCCGGGATGTTGTCTCGGTATTCTTCTTCCTCGGCCTGAAGGTCTTCGAGACTGCCTTTCAGCTCCTCCAACCGGTCGATGATGGCCTGCAAATTTTTACGGCGAACCTTATTCATCGTCGTTATCCTCCCCATAGTTTTCTTCAAAGCGGCCTTCAACAATGCCGCCGTAGGTGTAGCCATTGTCGAAGCTCAGATAGATTGGCGTATCTTCATCGTACTGCGCGAGGAAGTTGATCAACTCGCCAGCGGTCATTGTCCGGTTGATCTGGTCGACGCCGTAACCTTCGCGGGACGTGGAATAAATCAGCTTTTTCATGATAATCCTTTCAGCCCTCGTGACCTCCGGGGCGGGCACTGTTCAAAGATAGTAAAACGTCGAGGTATCCCAGTGAATGAGCTCACGCGCTATATCGACGCAGATATTCCAGTAGACAAAGGGCTTTTGCTTGCGGCCGTGGAAGGCGTAAAGACCTACTCTCACATAATCGCTCTCATCGCTGCATTTCTCGATGATTTCAATTCTGTCTTTTGGGGCGATGCGTCCGGTACTGATAAGTGCAGTTTGTAACGCAGTTTTGATATCCATGGTTCTTTCCTGCGCCCTCGTAACCTCCGGGGCGGGCTGTGATTTAGCAGCAGTAGAAGCGGAGCTCGCCGTTGACCAGCTCGTACATGAAGCAGGCACAGTCGAAGCGAACATAGTTCCAGTCAGTGGATTCGTACACAGGCGTGCGGTCGAAGGTTCCGGACTTGCGGAGGCGGCGGTGCTTGTTGACCTCGTAGGTGTGAACCTCGTGCAGAATGTGAATCTTTTCGGGAGCAAAGCCGCACTCGTCAGCGATGAATGTCTTGGCTTCTTCGTCGGTCATCAGCTTGCCACAGTTGGCAAGGTGGTCGTAGTCGCTCTGGCTCATGTTCGTTCCGGTGCCGGTGCCGGGCTTCCACTCAAGCTCACGATCCAACTCGGCAGTCAGGTCGTTGATCTGCTTCTCGCGAGCTTCCATCTCGGTCTTATGCTGCTTTTCCATCTCGACCAACTGGCTCTTGAGCTGCGCAATTTCTTCGGCTCTTGCCTTGTAGATTTTCTTTTCGCCGCCGTTCTTCACGAACGCCTTGCAGAATTCGTCTTTGTTGCCATTGAAGTCGTAGTAGGCTTTTTCAATCTTCGCATACTCGCTGGTGGTCGGCTCGAAGCCGGTGCGCTCGATAAACTCAGAAATCATCATTTTGTGTTCCTCCTTGATATTTTTGCCTTACTCGGTTATAATCAAGGTGGCCGGGGTAAGGCTCCCGGCTCACCTTTCGGGGTGTTTGAGTAGCGGGTCTGTGGAAGGGGCCGCTACTCTTTTTATTTACTCATCCATGATGCGCTTGACGCTTTCGCGGAGTTCTTCGAGCGTTTCGCACTTCTCGATGAGTTCGAGGATCGCTTTCAGCAGCGCCTCGGTGACGTTCACGTCGTTCATTCACCTCGCTCCTTTCAAAAAGCTGTTCGGCTTTGCCTTACATGCTTATATTACACTAATTCGTGTCATTTGTCAATAGATAATTTACATTTTATCGTGAAATTTGCAAAAAAGTTTTTGACAATCGACACAGAATCGTGTATAGTGATGACAGGAGGCGATAGTATGGATATTTCAGTTGCAGAGAAGCTGCGCCTAATTATGAAACGGCAAAGTATGACGATGGGCGAATTAGCCGAAGCGTCCGGGCAGACGCGCCAGAACCTGTCGAATAAGATGACTCGCGGCAACTTCACGGAAAAGGATATTGAGTCGCTGGCAAGCGCCCTGGGGTGCAGCGTGAAGATCAGCTTCATTTTGCCAGACGGAACAGAAATTTAGGGAGGAACGCCATAGAGGTCTATACGATTCCCGCAAAAGGAGAAAGCCCGGACGCATGGTAAGCGTCCGGGCTTCGGGGAGCAAGTCAGCGTTTGGTATGTAATTCAAAGCCGGTCCGTGTCCGTACCCGCGGTTCGCTGTTCGGAATGCGGATAATCAGATCTTCGAGATCGCAGTCCAGCGCTTCGCATATCAAATCCAAATGCTCAAGGTTGACACGCTCGGCGAATTCGTGGTAGTAGTCATTGATGGTAGACGGACGTATGCCAGTTGCGCGAGCGAGATCAGCCTGCGTCCAGCGCCTTTCGCCGAGGCGCGTGGACAGTAAAATCCTAATCATAGCCATGCTCCTTTACGAGAAAATATAACAAGTATTTTCTCATTTTTCATGGAATCGTTAGGTTATAACGGCTTACGTTATGAAAAAATGTAGAAAAGAGCACCTGCCCATCTTCGCTGAAGGGCAGGTGCTCTTTTTCTATTCTTGCACAAGAGAGCACACGAGGACAAACGCGCCGCCGACCATGTAGATTGCTGGAGACGCAGAAAAGCCAGGCGAACGCATCTGGTTCGTCTGGCTCTGCTTTGGTGGGGGAAGGTGGATTCGAACCACCGAAGTCATTGACAGCAGATTTACAGTCTGTCCCCTTTGGCCACTCGGGAATTCCCCCATATTCAGGATGCTGTGTTGCGGTAAAATGGAGCTGGTAGACGGATTCGAACCCCCGACCTGCTGATTACAAATCAGCTGCTCTACCGGCTGAGCTATACCAGCAACTCAAACAGCAAGGCTGATTATAGCTGAAGTGTGTCAAAAAGTCAAGAACTTTTTTCGGAAAGGCAAAAATTATTTTCGCGTGCCGGCGGGCGATTGCAGAACCGGTGATTTATGCTATACTGAATATAAAAAGGAGGGATCTGCCTATGAAGATCACATTCGTCGGCGCGGCCCATGAGGTCACGGGGAGCTGTACGCTGCTGGAGCTGGCAGGAGAGAACTACCTGATCGACCGGGGCATGGAGCAGGGCGTGGACATTTACGAGAATATCCCGCTGCCCGTCGCGGCGAAGGACGTCAGCGCCGTCTTTCTGACCCATGCGCATATCGACCACGCGGGGCTTCTGCCGCAGCTCTATAAGGACGGCTTCCGGGGAAAAATCTACGCTACGCCTGCCACGTGCAGTCTGGCCGACGTTATGCTGCGCGACTCGGCGAACATTCAGGAATCCGAGGCCGCGTGGAAAACGCGCAAGGCTGAGCGTGCG